AATAAGGTGGGATAACGTTTATTGGTTAAACTCCAAAGTTTAAAGAATGACCCAAAGAAACGAGTGGTTTATCGAATTGTAGATACTCCAACAGGACAAATTACAATTTACGAACCAACAAAAGATGATATTAAAAAGATTATTGAGTTACAAGATGAAATTGCAAGATATAACGAAGACAACGAAATGGAATTAGAAATCGCTGGCTACACAGTTATGCGTGAGTTAATTCCTATGCTGACTGATATTGAGATTGACCCAGAAATGTCTGATGATGAAGTTAGAGAAATTGCTGACAATCCTACACTTGCATTGCTTACAGTAACACATGTCTTAGAAGGTATTGTATCTGACGTTTACAAGATGTTAATTCTACAAACAGTTAATGGTATCAAGAATGATGATATTGAAGTGTTAGTAGATGAAATGAAAGACCAAGTATCTGGCTCATTGATTGAACGTATGAGTAAGACTGAAGATGGTCGTGAAGCTGCAGCAGAAGTGGCACAAGAAACAATGCGATTAGTCAATGCAAAACAAAATGAATATATTGAAGATGAAATGACTAAAGCAGAAGTAGCTAAGGAATTAGAAGAAGACCAAGCTGTTGAAGAAATCGTAAATGAAGATGATGATACATCTGATGTTGAACCAACTGAACCAGCAGAACTTGTTGACGCTGTTGTGGTAGACGAACCATCTACATCTTACGAAGAACGTATTAAGAGCAAATTCCAAGCAAACTATTCTGAACTAAACGGTGAAACTGAATAAGTGAGATGATATAATATGGTAATGTTAGAGGCAAGAGCTAATGTTGAGATACCCGACTATATGGGAAAGGTCAAGTCTATTAGTCGTAAGGCTTTGGCTACTACCATAAGAGAAACAGCTGTAAATATCATGAAGAATATTCTGGAGTATGAATTTCCAGCATATGTATCTACCAGCTCGTATATCACAACTGGTGAAATGGTTAATACGGTAATGTTTCGTGTAAGTGGAGACACTTTGGTTATCTACATTGATGGTGGTGCATTATCCGCTATGCCATATGACGCTGCTAATCATGAGTTTGGTATTCATGAAGGTGTTTCTGGGCAAGATTTCAGACATGAATTACCTGGAGTATTGAATGATGGCGGTGGTGGTATTGTTCCACACAAGGGTAGAAAATTCATGGACACCGCTTTCGACCAATATCAAGTCATTCTGATTGAGTTGTTGGCACAAGAACTAGCTGCGGCTGGCTTTGAAGTATCAACTGGCTAATTCATAAAATTTGAATTTTAAAAGTGATTATTTGACTTCACACGCTTTTTGTATTACAGTTGTAATACAAAGGTAAGGGAGTGACTGTAATGAGTATAAATTTAAAAAGCGACAAAGCTATTGTTACCGTTAGAGTTAAGCCAGAAGTGAAACAGGAAGCCAAAGATATTTTGGAGAGTTCTGGAGTAACATTGTCAGATTTCATTAGAATGTCTTTAGCAAAGGTTGTTGAAGATGGCAGAATATCGTTTCTAAATACACCAGAAGCATTAGAGGCTAAACGACAAGCTGACAATGGTGAGTATGAAGTAATAGGCGATATTGGTGATTTTAAAGAATATGTTAGGAATGTAATAGATGAAAGTAGCAAGAACTAAGATATTCGACCGTAACTTTAGAAAATTGGCTAAAAAGAATTATCCAGTTGATTTAGTAACGGATTGTGTCACAGCTGTTATCAACAAAGACAAAGAAACATTAATTAAAATACACGACCATGCTTTGAGGGGTAAGTGGAAAGGCAAAAGAGCATTTCACCCCGCAAGATTGGGAGATAAAGGTCGGAAACAATATGATGGCTGGGTCGTTATCTATGAGATAAGAAAAAAGGAACTTATTTTAGTTCTGGTCGATACTGGCGACCACAGCAGATATTAATTTCATTAACCACAAACAATAACAAAAATTGCGTTTTTATTTTTAAGGAGGAAATTATCAATCAAGCTATAAGGGAGATAATTTCATAAAACATAAAGAAGGATTAAAATACCAAAGTAACGAGCAACGTATCATTAAAAGGTACGCTACAAAGGCTCGTATGGATAAGGTAAATCCAGATAATATTAAAATTTATAACAAGTATCTCCGTAGCCGAAAGGTAAAGAATACTGATGTTAAAGATACAACATATAAGGTGTACCAATCATATATGAACATCTTTATGTGTTATATCATGGAACGTTGGGATAACTTTTACCTATTAGACGAGGAGGTACTAGAAGAAGACATGTTAGACATTATGGAGTCTTTCATGTTATTCCTACAAGATGAATGTGGGAACGGTAAAAAAGTAATCAATACTAAGTTGAGTGCTGTTTCTAGTTTCTATCATTGGGCTACTAAACGTAGATTAATTAAGGCTCATCCTTTTGCGGGAAGACTTGAACGTATACAAAATGCTCAAGAAGAAAAGAAAATAGCAGTACACTTCTTAACTCAAGAACAAATAGATAAGATAACAGAAGAATTGTCCAAACCAAAAGATAGTCTTAACCGTTATGATTGGCAAGATGAAATCTTATGGCGAATTGCATATGATAGTGCAGCACGTATTGGGGCAATTCATCAATTATCCTTGTCTAATCTTGATTTAGACAAACGTCAATTTACTAATATTCGTGAAAAGCGTAGTAAGATTGTGAATGTACCATTCTTAAAAGCTACGCAAGAAAGATTACGTGAATATTTACAATGGCGAGAAGAAAATGGTATTGATTGTGACGCTTTATTCTTTGCCCGTAAGAATGGTGAATGGACTAGAATGAGTAAACAATCACTTACATTACGTATTCGTAAGATTGGTGAAATCATTGGTATAGGTGATTTCAGACCACATAGTATACGTAAGAGTAGATTGAATATCATAGGTAAGAAGAATATTAAGAAGGCTGCTACTCTAGCACATCATAAAAGCATTGATACTACTGTTAGGTTCTATACGGAAAAGGAAGACGAAACAGCTACTTTGGATAGTATAGAAGAAGAACTAGCCAACGAATAATAAGTATGCACCGATAGAACGGTGTATATAATACATATACAAGGGGAGATAGGTATGTTTTGTACTAAATGTGGAGCAAAGAATCCAGAAGACGCAATTTTCTGTTATAAATGTGGTAGTGAAATAAGAGCGGTTAAAGATAAGGAAATGACAGAAAAACCAAAGTCATTTCATGACAATGTACAAAACAAAACAGCTCTTTTGAAAAACAAAAAATGGTTATACGGAATTATTGCTGTTGCAGTATTGCTACTAGGTTTCGGTGGATATAAGTGGTATAACAAAAATGCTTTTGCCAAAGCTGTTAACGGACATATATATAAAGTAACAGACAAGACCGTAGCACCTAAAAACAGTAGTACATTACATTATTATGTTGCATATAAAATAAAAGACGGTTCTCTATACATGCTTACATCTTTTGACAAACGTGGACAGAGCATATTAAAACAAGCACTTAATAATAAGCATATTTACAATTTTGATAGTGACGGATATAACGAATATAAAAATCAATACACTATGCGATATAAAACATCATGGGGAGATTATTATGACTATGATGGAGATTACGATTATGATAAAGAAGACATTGATGTTACCAAATATTCGGTAAATTCAAAGAGGTATTATGACGCATATCATAATGGCTGGGTTGGCTCTGACGAAAAATACAAGGTAAAAATAACAAAAGATGGATATAAAAAATCCCTAAAGGACATTGATGAGATAAGTTCCATTACAGCAACAAGAGTAGATTAATTAATTAAGCCCAATAAAATGGGCTTTTACATAGCACCAATATGTAAGCGTTTACAAATAAAATAATAAGGTGGTATTAAAATGATTGGCTAGTCAAAACTTAAACATAAAAGTCAAGTTAGACTTTGACGAAACGAGCTTAAAGAATTTAAATCTAGGCACAGTAAGAGTAGACCCAGATGTAAATCACTTTAAGAGTAAGTTAAGGTCTGCTTTGAATGGTAATTTTAAGATTACCCCAAAGATAAACACAAAGGGTATATCTAACCAACTAAACAACATCAAGAACGATATGAGGGAATTTAGAAACGCTGCTAAAGACCCTATCAAGATTAATTTTGATGTTGATAAAGATATACTTAGTGATTTAGCTGTTGTATCAAGACAATTAGAGAAGATACAAAAAGCTAGTGCCAGTGCAACTAAGATGAAGTTGTTTGGCATGAGTGGGATTAGTAAAACTGGTGATGACCTATCAACATTGGTTACTGCCGCTCGTAAAGCTAATAAGGAAATTACAGCCTTAGAAGCTAAAAAGAAAGCATTAGAGTCAACAGGTCGTTCATTAAGTGATAAGGACGCTCTTAAATTAGGTGATTTCCAAAAGCAAGCTCAAGAATATAGCAATGCGATAGAGAAAATCATATCAAGTAGAGAGCGTTTAGAAAAGCAAGCTCTACAAAGTACATTTAAAAACCCCAACAAACCAACTGGGGAAGAAAAGCAAGCGTTAAATGCTTTAAATGAAAAGTATGCAGCGTTAAAGGCTCAAGCACAAGAGTATCAAAAGATAAGTGCTTCTCAAAAAATTGTTACAGAAAACAATGCTATACAAAAAGCCCAATTAGAAGCCCAAACACAATTTACAAAAGAGCGTGCAAGAGCTGAGAAGGATTTAATCAAGTCTGGTGAAAGGCTGATTAAACTCAAACAGGAAAGAGTTAAATTAGACCAACTAGAAAAGGAAAGTCAGCAGACAGTTCGTGAAGAAGATAGGAAAGCTGCTCTCGAACGTGAAATCGGACATAAGCAAGAAGAATATAATGAACTAGCTAAAAAGGTTAAAGAATACAACCCAGACCTAGTTAAAGAAATGGGTCGTAGACAACATGGTAATAGTTCTGAAATTCAATCAGCTAGGGCAGAAGGTACTATTGTAGCTGGCATACGTGGTAGAGAAGAGGCATATAAGGAACTTGAGGGAAGTTTAAAACGTCAAGTATCTTTATACAAGCAATTAGCTAACGCTGAAAACTCACAAGCTAAACGTCAAGCTAGACGCAATATTGAAGATGAAAGAAATAAAGAGGCTAACCTTAGACAAAGAATTAAGGACGAAGGTTGGACAAGTGCCGCTCATGAAAGACGAGTTAGTGCTTTATCAGAACAAGTAGGTGTAACTGGTAGACAAGCTAGAAGACAACGTAGAACACGAGTTGGGTTTAATGCGACAATGGACGTTTACAACATGGCACAACAAGGTGCTTATGCTGTTGCTAGTGCTGTTCAAGGTATTAGTGAAGTTGACGCTGCTATTACTCGTGTTACTAAAGTTGCTAATGCACCACAAAAAGAGATAGAAGCATTTAGTAAATCAATCTACAAAAATGCTTCTGCGGTAGGTAAAACAGCACCAGAATATGCTGACGCTGTTGAACAATGGATTACAACTGGTAAGTCATTAAAACAATCTATCGGTTTGGCTAAAGACTCTGTTATGGGTTCTTTCGTTGGTAATGTAGATGTTAATGACATGGTTAAGTACATGGCTGTTCCATTGAACTCATTTAGAAAAGAAGGACTTAAATCTAAAGATGTTATCAATAGTATGAACCAAGTTTCTAACAAGAACGCTATTGAAATGGAAGATTTAGGGCAAGCATATTCTAAGGCTAGTTCTGTTGTAGCAAGTACGGGTACTACATTTAGTCAGTTGACTGGTATGATTACTGGTGCTCAAACAGCTACTCGTGCTGGTGGTGATGTTGTTGGACGTTCCATCAAGGCAATCTCACTTAACTTCTCTAAGATGAGTTCTGGTGTTACAGCAACAGATAAGAAACGTTCCGAGTTCTTTCATGGATTGGGTGTCGATTTAAAGACATCTGATGGAAAGATGAAATCCACATATCAAATTATGAATGATTTATCTAAGGTATGGGGCAAGTTAAGTAAACAACAAAAATCTGACGCTGCTTTATATGCTGCTGGTAAGGAACATTCCAACCAATTTACAGGTATGCTAGATAATTGGAAAACAGTTCAAAAGGCTATGCGTGAGTCACAAGGACAAGTAAATCTTGTTGATAAAGGGCATGGTTCTGCTTTCCAAGAATTTGAGAAACAACAACAATCAGTTCAAGCTCATTTAGCTACGTTGAAGAACACATGGGGTAGCTTAATCAATGATATATTTGGTGGTAGAAAAGGTACTAATAATATTATTGATGGTGCTACTGGGTTGTTAAGTACATTGGATAACTTAGCTAATAATAAGATATTCAGAAACACGGCTATGTTTACAGCTGCAGCGGTTGGTATTGGCACATTGCACAAGGCAATTTCTGGTTTGGCTTTATCTGCTAGAGAATTAACCGCAAGTAAATGGGACGGTCTAATCGCTATGATGAATGGCGAAGGTATATCTGGATATGGCAAAGAAGTTCAAGCACGTTGGCATGAATTTCGTGGTATTAAAGACGATTACTCTACAAGACGTAAGAAACAAGAAGAAACTTATCGCAAACAAAAGGTTCGTGATGAACTAGACGATGTCCTTGATAGAAACGGTTATGTCGGAAGTGGATATACATCTGGTAGAAAAGAAAAGCCTAAGAAACAAAAAGTTAAGGTTGTAGATACCCAAGAAGTAGAAAATGAAGGAAAAGCTATCAAGAAAACCGCACGAGAAACAGAAAGTTTTGTAGCTACCACTTCAAATGCGGCTCGTGAAGGAACTAAGTTTGGTAGGGTTTTAGGTAAGGTCGGTAGTTTTGCTGGTTTAGCCTTAACTGCACTTGGCCCAATAGGTACAATCCTTGATGTAGTTGGTTTGTCTTTAGGTTTATTAGAATTAACTGGTGCAAAACCATTTGAGAAAATTCAAAAAGCAATAGCACCAGCTAAAGCTGCACAAGATAGCTTTAACAGAAGTGTTAACGATAGTTTGTCTTCGTTCCAAAAGGCAAGCAATCAAGTCGACAAGAACCGTTTAGTTAATGGCAAGGCTGTTGAAACATTAAAGAGTTTCAAGGATATTCAAGATGAAGTTAGCAAAGCTGGAAAAGATGGTAACAATAAGTTTGATAAAGAGTCATTTGAAAAGATTAAGAGTGATTACAACGCTTTAGCAAAAGCTAATGGCATTAGTCTACGAATTGATGCAAACAACATTCAAATGGCTAATGAGCAATTAGATGAGTTGCAACGTAGATTGCGTGAATTAGACTTTAGTTCTATTGGAAAAGTTACTGACAAGATAAGTGATGAATTAAAAGCAATAGATAAGGCTAACAACGCAAAAGATGACGCAATAAAAGGTAGCGGTGTTGTTGATAAAGCCAAGAAACAGGCAATTTCTGACTTAGAAAAACAGAAGAAACAAGCTATAAAAGACCTGGGTGCTGTACCTAGTTCTTTCGATAAAGAGGCAAAAGACAGATATGACTCTCGAAAACGTCAAATAGAAACAGATTTTGCGGAAAAAGAGGGTGACGTTAATAATAGGTCTAACGCTTCTTATCTAAAGAACGGATATTGGGCTAAACAATTCTGGGATAGCAAAGAGGGTAGAGATTATAATGGAACTGTTGCACAAGAACGTGCTAAGGTTCGCTCCCAATTAGAAAGTATGGGAGATTACATTAATCAAGGTAATTTCACCAAGTCTGACTATCAAAGAATGACTACTGCTCAATTAAAAGACGCAGAAGTGGCACAAGCTAGTAAGGTGTTTAAAGGCAATAGAAACGAACAGATATTACAACGTGCCTTGAACAATATAAAGAATGGTCGTAATCTAACCAAAGCACAACAAAAAGCGTTAGTTAATAGTGGTGTAGATGGATTAGAAAGTATTTCACGAAATTCTAGTGATTGGTCTGGAAATGAAGCTGATTTAGCTAGTCAAGCTGTAAAGAATAGTCAAAAGAGCAACAAACAGTCTGAAAAGCAATTAAAGAACATTCTATCTGCTGCTGGATTGTCAGATAAGCAAGTTAAGTCAGCTATGAACGCATATAAGAAGAGTCCATCCAGTTATATTACTGAAATGGGTAAGAATGGTGAAGTTGGTAAGTCAATGCTTAACCTTTCTGCTAAGTATGAAAATGCTTATGGCAAGAATTGGAACAAGGCAATGGCAGAACAACAAAAGATTTTGAGTAGCATGTATGGCTCAAAAAACACTGCGTTTGCTGAGGATTTAACAGACGAAACCACTGGATTACTTGATACAGCTAAGGTTGCCGACTTGTCCAATAACTTTATGAACAAGAATGGTAAGATTGACAAGGGATTAAGTGGTTATGGTTTCAAGACTGATAAATATGGTAACTTCGACATATCCGCCATTCAAAAACTTTCAAACATAAAAGGTAAGTACATGACTGACGCAAGTGGTTCTGCTTATAAGTCAGTTGAAGACCTATTGAGTGATTTAGAAAGTGGTAAAGCTACTGGTACTGTACAAGCCTTAACAGCTGCCTCAATGGGTAATGGTGCTAAAACTTTAGCTGGTAAAAATGCCACAAAGAAAGGTCGTCAATCACTTGCTAACATGGTATTGGATAAGGGTGAAACAGCTGCTAATAGCATTTTATCTGATAGTGGTTATGAAAGTGAAGATACAAAAGCTGCTACAAAAGCTATTCAATCATTCAAATCAAGTCTAAAGAATGGTTTTAGTTCTAAGAGCAAGAAAGATAAGAGTGCTTTAAAAGACGCTATATCTGCTCTTGGTGGTAAAGACAACTTCAAAGACTGGTTAAAAGATAATAAAGACAAGTTCGGCGAAGATGATACGAAAGCTATTAATAAATATTTGAAGAATAGTGGCAAGTCTGGCAAAGGTAGCAAGAATAAATCGACCCATAATGATGGTTCACGTAAACCAGGCGACAACAGCGTTAACGGTGATACAATCCAAGCTGCTATGGCTCGTGACGCTGTTCGCAGAATGAATAAAGGTAAGTCTGATAAGAACCTTGATAAAGCTACTTACAACATGTTAAAACAGGCTGCTAAGCAAGGTGACGCCAGCTCTAAATCAGCTTTAAAGGCATACGACAAGGCTCTTAAAGACTTTAAGAAAGCTGATAAGAACAATGATGGTAAGCTAAGCAAAGCAGAACAAAAGAAATATGAACAGTTAGGTAAGAAGAAAGCTGACGCTGAAAATAAAGGTAGACAGGCTGAAAACAAAAAGAATAAGAAAAAAGAAGACAAGGAAGATACAAAGTCTAATAAGTCTACTAAATCCAGTAAGTCTAAGAAGAAAGATTACTCAGATGAAAATGGTAAAAAGCGTAAACTCAGCGACTCAAAAGGTAGTAGACTAACAGCCAAAGAGAAACGTGACCTTGACAAGAAAGTTCAAGCTAGACAGAAAGAAATGGCAAGGCTTGCCAAGAAGTATAACGCAGCCGATAAGAATAATGACGGTAAGTTATCTGCTAAAGAAAAGCGTAATTTAGCTAAGAAATTAAATGAAGAAGCTAAGATTGAGGCACAGGCAGCCAAGAAGAAGAGTAGTAAGTCTAGTTCTAGTTCCAAGTCTGCATCAAGTAAAGCCAAATCTAACAGTAAACAAAAGGCTATTAAAGTGCCTATCAAGGGTGAAGACAAAACCAAAGATACACTTAATAAAATTAAGTCTAAGGGTAAAAAGTCTAATATCAAAGTACCTATTAAAGGCGAGGATAAAACTAAGGATACGCTTAGCAAAATTAAATCTAAAGGCAAAAAAGCAAATATCAAAGTCCCTATCAAAGGTGAAGATAAAACTAAAGGTACGATGGATAAGATTAAGTCCAAAGGTAAGGGGCAAAAGATAAAGATACCTGTTACTGCCGAAGACAAAACTGGTGATGGTATAAGCAAGATTAAATCTAAGGTTCAAAATATCAAGGCTAAGATACCTATTACTGCAGAAGATAAGACTGGTGATACAATTTCAGGTATCAAGAGTAAAATCACTGGTGTTAAGGCTCAAATTAGTATTACAGCCAAAGATGATACAGCCTCAACAATATCTAGTATTCAAAGTTCGGTACAAGGACTTAAGGCAGAAGTAACCATCACCGCTGACGACCAAGCAAGTTCTGTTATTGATACTGTTAAGAGTGCGATTGACTCAATTCCACCTAGCCATAATACGGTTATTAGTGTTACTGGTGCAGAGGCAGCCGCAGCTGCAGCGACAAACGTAGCTAATGCTGTTAATAGTATTCCATCAGAAAAGAGTGTGTCAATTAGTGTTACAAAATCTGAAACAGTGACTGTAACAAAGAAAAACCATTCTGTTGGTATTAGTAGCTCGCTTGGTATATTGGGTAATGTTGACGCAAGCTACGCTGTAAATCCAAATCCATTCCGTTCTATGTCTGTGGCAACCGATAATCCAGATGTGGTAAGTGCCATGAATGGTACTGCTGCTAATATGGGAATTAGAGATTATTCTGACGCTTCCGATGATACAAAGGTAAATGAAGATTACTGGAGATACATGGGTAAGGAACTCTACAAAGGTTTACCATTAGATGAACAAGCGTCTAAATTGGAAAATGCTGTAACGCAAGCTGACGAAGATATGAATAAATTGATTAATATCGCACGTCAAAAGATTGATGTAGATAGAAAGCAATTAGCATATCAAAACGAAATGCGTGGTGCATATCAAAACCAATTAAATGATGTTATGGGTAAATTACGTGGATATGGTTTCCGTACGAATGGTAACCAAATCACTAACTTAGACATCGCTAAGAACTTCAAAGGTGATAAGGCAAGTAAGGTTGATGAGTTGTTGAGTACCTACCAAAATGTATATCAAAACCTATCTGATGTAACTAAGAAGATAGATGAATTGAATACAGATATTTGGCAACAAAACAAGAACATTAAAGATTACCAAGAAGAAATTGAGTCACAAGCTATTGAAAAGGCTCAGCGTGAATTGGAAATGGTGCAACGTTCAGTTGAATACTCCAAGAATTTGGCAGATAGGGTAATCGATTCCTTGAGTGAAAAAGATTACGCTATGAAGTTAGGTTTCAGTGCAAAGGAAATTAATGAACAATCAGCTGGTTTAGAGAAATTAATAGGTCAATTCAATAAACTATCTGCTATGACATTCTCAAAGAAGGAACAAGCAGAGAAGATTGAAGATAGCTTAAATGATTTAAGACAAACTATCTTAGATACTGCTGATAGCGTATTGGAATTACAAAACAATATGAAACAAGCAGAAATCGACCAATATACAGAAAACCTAACATCATTCACTGATACGATTAATAACAATATTGACCGTTTGAAGTCTAATGTACAACAATTACAAGATGGATTGTTGAGTGGTACAACGTTTGATGATTTATTGAGTTCTAATCTAGCTGTTACTGATTTTGAGCAACAATCTGCTTTATCAAGACAAATGCAACAACGTATTGATTTAGAAAAGCAATTAGATAGTGCTATGGACGCTTTTGCCAAGAAGAATGTTGATAGACAAAACAATGTTGCTGCAGCTCAATTAAGAGTTGAACAAAATAAATATGCTCAAATGCTTAACCTTGCAAAAGATTATGCTAAAGGGTATGTAGGTGAAATCAATACTAAGTTTGCTACTTATGCAACACCAACGGGTCAAGCTAACTTAAATGATATTACTATTGGTGGAGGTCAACGTAGTGTTGAATATACCAAAGCAATGGTTAAATACCAAGATGAGTTAGTTAAATTGCGTGAAGAATACAATAAGCAACTTAAAGCTGCTGCAAATGACGAGCAACGTTCAAGAATTAATCAGAAGTTTGCTGTTCAACAAATGGATATGCAACGTGAGTTATACCAACAAATTATTAATAGTAATTTACAAGCTATTGATGATATGCAAAAGAAACTCAAGACGGAAGATTTGACAACAGAACAACGTCAAACATTAAAAGAAAGTATTGCACAATATGAAAAAGATAATATTGACGCTCAAAACAATATTAAGGATATTATCAAGGAAAGATTTGAGTATGAAAATACACTTATTCAAGACCAATTAGATAAATACCAAAAGGTTACAGATACAGTAAGCAACTTAGTAACATTGGCTAAGACCTTACAAATGCAACCAGCAACTCAAGCTAAGTTGTTAGAGCAACAATACAAGTCTATTGAAAAGCAATACAACACCTATATTGCATTAGCTAACAAGCTAAGAGAGCAACAATCTGGATATGGTGTAAACTCATTTGAATGGAACACATTGCAAAAACAAATTGATGAAATGGACTCAAGAGTAAATCAATCTATTGCTGATTTATTGGAGGCTTCACGTTCACAATTTGAAAATACAATGGAGGCTACATCTAAGGAATTTGAAAAATCTATCAATGGTGGACGTACTGCTGATAGAACTAAATTTGAAGATGACATCTGGATTGATGGTGTATCTAAGCAACTTAAACTAGAACAATTAAGACAAAAGTCTATTGAGTTAGAAAATGAAGTTGTGAAGAAACGTATTGAGGCTTTGGACGCTCAATCAAGAATGTCTAAGATACAAGCTGATTACGTAGATAAACAAATAGATGTGTTAAATGCACAACAGGCTTTGGATAATACGTTAGGTAAACGTGATACTAAGGTATTAACACAAGGGGAAGACGGCAAGTTTAATTGGACTTACATGGCTAACCAAGATGATGTTGATACTGCACGAGAAAACTTAACACAAGCTAAAGTAGACATGGAAGATTACAAGAAACAGATGAAATCACAATTTGTTGACGCTGTTGAGAAAGTAATTGACGGTGCAAAGACAGGCGAATTGAATATTGATGAAGTTAAGACACGACTACAGCAATTACAAGACGCTTATGGTGTTGGTATTTTAGATGATATTCCAGAATACAACGCTGGACAGCTTGAAAACATTATCCAACAATATACTGATTATGTGAATAGAAATAAGGACATTTTAGGCAAGTATGGTGACTCTAAAGCTGTTGGTAGCTTAACAGGTTACCAAGAAATCTTACAAGGGTTCACAGACCAATTCAAAGTGGTTGGTAAGGAAATCAGTGAAATGTTCGGTCAACAATTAAGAGACGCTCTTAAATTAGACCCTAACCTTTCACCTAGAATACCTAACGCACCAACACAAACATTGTCTATGGTTATTCAACATCAAACATTAGAGTTCCCTAATGTAACAGACCCAACAGGATTTGAAGAAGCTATTAAGAACTTACCACAGATTGCTAAGCAACAAGTTCAATCTAAATCACTATAATTAGTTGGCTCATATCTCTACTGTAAAAGGTGGGGATATGGGAGTACATATAATAAGTATTTTGATAATTGCAAATAAGTAATTTGATATTTTTGCAATATAAAATACGGATTTTATTAATCACAAATTTTTGAAGAAAGGAATGATATTAAATTTGACACAACCAATTTTAAATATGGTGTCGAACTTTGACGCTACTGAAGAACATACATTAACTTATATGTATCTAGGGACAGAACGTTCGACAGTCAATCAAGTATCTATCCGTCCAGATGAACCTAATTCATCGCCAGTCTATACAGAAACTAGAACAAGTTTTGACAAAGTTCATATTGTTCCTAGAAATGCTTTGAAGAATGGACTGAGTTATTTAGCTAAGGTTCGTGTTCAATTAGACAATGGGACATGGACTGAATGGTCTGCTGAAATAGAATTTATGTGTTTGACTAAACCAAACTTCTATTTTGAACAAATTGGTAATAGCAAGTATGTCTATACAAATGAAATGATGTTAAGTGTATTGTATGCACAAGAACAATCAGAAAAAGTAGAAACATACCAATTTATCTTACAAGACTATAACCATGTCAACATTCAAGAATACCCAGTACGTATTCCAACAGCAGATGACCCATTCAGATTTTCAGAACATATTAAAGGTTTACAAAAGGGTAAATTGTATTATGCAATAGTTAGAGTAACTACAAAGCATGGTATGGTCTGGGAAAGTCAAGGCAAGGAATTTGTTCCACAATATGTTATACCTACACTTAATTCAGTTGTACAGCCAGAATTAAATGAAGATGAAGGACAAATACAAGTTCATGCGTTCTTGAAACAAATCTTAGGTACACCAGCTAAACCTTACATTCCTAATCGTGCTACTGATAGTGATTATCACTATGATTATTGGAGTCCAAGCGGTCAAACAGACGCTCATTACGTCATAATTCCAAAGGATAATCCATTAATGTTTACTCGTTTGGGCATGGCTAAGTCAAGTGATTTTATAGCTAAATTATGGTGTGCTGGAGTAGATAATGGCTTATTCCTTCAATTTTCTACTAAGACAGATGAAAAGAACCCAACTGGTACTGGGGTGCAAATCAATTTTGTTAAGCATGATGATTACATCACTATGGAAAAGAGCTTTGGTAGAGTTAAATCTCGTGCTAGGTCTAATGTAGTTCAAGGTCTAGGGCAACAACCATTCTATCTCTATATCAAAGTAACAGAATATAGGGTGCAGATGATAATCGAAAAGATAGGTTACGGAGGTTAGAAAAATGATAGTAGGACATACGTTTTTTGGTAGAGGAATGGAGGGAGTAGTATATGACACAGCAATCCCAACAGATGAACTTGATGAAGTATGGCTCGGAGAAGGAATGTATGACGAAGTGTTTGTGTCCGTTGATACCAGCATTAATTCCACAAATGAAAAGCCAACTGGATGGCAACTCAAAACTATCATGGACGCAAAGTTTAATGGTAGCTTGGAAGCTGGTTCGATTGATGGTGGTGGGCATAAAGTAGTTAAACTCCAATGTTATAGACGTGAATACAAAGCAGTTGATAGTGATTGGACACTTATTGCTCAATGGGATTACGACCAAGATTACAATACTTATACAATCACAGATAGGTTTATTCAAAATGGTAAGACATATCAATATGCTATTGTTCCTTTATCTAAGGATATTCAAGGGGATAAGGTTATGTCAGAACCAATCGCAGCAGTGTTTAAAGGGAACTTCATATCAGATTTGCAACACAATTATGCTATGAACTTAAACTTTAGATTTGGTGATTTAAGATATAACAAAAACTCAAGCATTCAAACAACTCTTTCGGGACAATTTCCTATCGTAACACAAGGGGCTCAAAATTACCGTTCTGGTACAGCAACATTCCTCCCATTAACAAAACAACAAGAATTAGGCTTGAGAAATAGCCTAGATACAAAAGAAGAATTGAGAAATAGAAATCAAATTATCGAGTTCTTAAACAATGGTAAGATTAAGGTTATTAGACGTGATGACGGTGATATTATGGCAGTTGCTACAAATGATATTAACTTACAACCATTATCAGATAGCTTTGATGAATTATCTAACGTCACATTCTCATTCACAGAAGTAGGTAAATTAGATTACAATACAATGGAAAAATCTGGTTTAATTGCAACAGCTGGTTTGTCTAACTTTACTTATGATGAACATGGCGAAATCATCTTTGACGATACAAACTTGATTAAAGATGTGAATAAGAGTAGAAATGCTCAAAAGGTTTTAAATGATATTTAAGGTGGTGTAAGTTTTATTGGATTTTACAGATAGGGAATTAATGAAAGGTAGTAACAACCACGTTCTACCTAATATCATTAGTGATTTAAGTGTAAAACCAGATAGTAGAATTGGTGAAGTTCTAAGACAACCAATCAGAAATATTGATACAGTTGTACAGGTTATTAATCGTGATGGGTCTGTATATCAAACAATCGAAGGTAAGGCTATATCTGGTAATATCTCAATAGACGCAACATCGCTTACTAGACGTACAGGTTCACTTACTTTAGCGGTTGATAAAGACTATCTACCTAAATCTGGAGGTATAGCATGGTTTGATAAGCAGTTTAAGTTATATCAAAGCATTATTGATATGGGGTCTTATAATAAAGAACCTATCAACTTCCTATTAGGTACGTTCGTTATCACAAATGAAAATCTAAGTATCAATACCACAAATAGTACGATTACCTTTACTTTAGAAGATAAGATGTCATTGTATGAAAATGCTACAACAGCATATCGAGTAAAGATACCTAGAGGACAAAAGATTGATAGTGCTATCCGTTCTGTTATGGAAGAAATGGGCGAAACAGTCTTTGGTAAAATGCACGAAAGTTCAGAACAAGAAGTAGTTCAATACGATTATATTAAGGAAATTGGGACAAGTAAACTTGATATAATTACAGACTTACGTGATATGTATATGGACTACACTTGTGGTTTTAATGTGCGTGGTGAGTTTGAATTTACTAAGATTGATGTACAAAAGGAAGATGAAGTTACACCAGCTAAATGGGACTTTGACCCAACAGGAGCAGATAGGTCTGATTTAATGGTTTCATTTTCAGAAGATTATAACTTTAAAGGGTTATATAATCATATTGTTGTATTTGGTGGTACATCATCTAAGACAAGGTACACTCCTTATGCAGAAGTTGGTTTAACCGACCCTAGTGTTCCTTACAATATTGACGCTATTGGTATGAGAACTAAAGTTGTGCAAAACAATGATTTAAGTGATGATATTCAATGCGTATCAGAAGCTAAGTATCATTTATGGCAAACAGCCCATTTACAAGAAACATGTGATATAACAACAGTTCCTATTTATGTATTAGATGGCAAGGATATTATTACCATTGTTAATCCAGTAACCAAAGAAAAGAACAGATACATTATTGATAAGATAGGTATTGATTTTGGTGTAGACGGTATTATGACTATTAATACACATAAATTACACTATGTACGTACTTCTTATGGAGATGTTGAGTCACCATTTGTTAAGACAATCAAGAACGGTATTGATAAGTTGGGTTGGTTATCGCTTGGCGAACAACGTATCAAAGATTGTTATGGTATCAGTGGTTCTGGTAAGAATATCATTCGTGTTCGTTTCTTCTCAGAAGAAGAAGGTGGCGAACAGGCTTATGTTCAAGGCTATCCAACAACTAAAGTTCAAACACTTGGTATTGATATACGAGATTTCAGAAATATCATTAAGAACAGCCAAAATGGTGAAGTTCCTAATCGTTCTCGTGGTGACTATTTAGATAGAGTTCTAGCTCATGAAATGTTTCATGGTGTTTGCAATGATTACTATGGCTTTGACAAGGCTGCGGATATGCCACAATGGTTTAAAGAAGGATTTGCTGAATTTATTCATGGCGGTCGTGAACGTTACGAGTCATTAGATTATGATAGCTTTGCACAAAAGAAAAAGGCTTTAGTAGATAGAGCTGAATTGCAATTAAAAGGTGCATGGGGACAAAAGAATGGTTCGCAAACCATCGCTGTTTCAGAAGATTATACCAGTGCATTCTTGTTAGCTGCGACAATTTGGAAATTAGTTGGTAAAGACGGTATCAAGAAGATGTTTGAAGGCTTGCATGGAGAAGGTAACTTATGGTCTATATTCCCTGTTAAGATATTAGAATTAGGTGGATATTTGGAAGTGCCTAAGAACCAAGAAGATAGAAATAATGATAAAGCTATACAAATCATTATTAATACCTTAAACAACTGGAATGATATTTGGAACTGGTTACAAGATAGTAAAGATAGAGATACTGTTTCAGTAGGTGGTATTCACTTTAATAACCTTTATGGAAAAGCATTAGACGCTGATGAAGTATTTAATGAAGGTGAAGCTAAGACTGATAGTATTGGTTTTAAAATTGAATATG